GAACAACCGGGCAGCGCAAGGGCAGTTCGACCAGGACCTGTTCTTGCAGTTCATGCAGGAAGCGCCCGAGCTGAAGCTCGTCGACCTGGGGCTCAACGAAGTCGATCTGGATTTCGACTTCGGCGGCGCCGGCGCGTTCGACAGCATCCTGGAGCGGGAAGCGAAGGCCTCCGACCCGATCAAAAAGGACGTGGACGCCATCAAGGCGCGCAAGAAAGCCGCGAAAAACGAAGACAACGCGGAGCCCGAACAGGACGCGGATTATTTCGTGATGGTGTGTTTTAACAGCGGCAACGAAAAGGAAACCTGGCTCAAGGAGCGCAAGTTCCCGCCCCAATCGCGCGTGCTGTCGTATGTGGAGTTTGAGGCGGCGGTACGGAGCGCGGCGGCATGATCGTCACCAGCATCCGGGAACTCGCGGCCGCCCTGGGGATCTCGCATACCACGCTGAACAAGCACTTCAAGGCGGGGAGGTTTCAGGCCGAGCCAGGCGGCGGATTCGATCCGCTGAAAGTGCGCGGGGCACTGAAGCGCAATGCCGACTTCGATCAGCCGAGCCAGGCGGGCAGAGCGCAGCGGGAGCCGGAAGAGGCGGAGACGGACGATCCGGTACGACGCGCGTTCAACCGGGCACGTGCAGCTCGGGAGACGGCACGGGCGCAAGAAGCGCAGATCGATCTGAAGCGGCGCGTCGGCGAGGTCCTCGACGCGGCGGAAGTGGAAGCGCAATGGGCGCACGTGGGAACGCGGGTGAAGGACGAAGTGATGGCCTTGCCGGTGCGCGTGGTCAACCGGCTTCCGGACGAATGGCGGCGCGAGGTCTTCACGGTTTTGAGCGAAGAAAGCCGGCGCACGCTGAAATCGATCAGCCATGAATTCGAGCCCCTTGGAGAGGCCGCTTAAGGCTTTCGTGGAAGCGGTTGTTCCGCCCGATGATCTGACGGTTTCGGAGTGGGCGAAAAAGAATTTTCGCACCTCGTCGGACTACTCCGCGGTGGTGGGGGAATTCGAGCCGCACCCTTACCAGGTGGAACCGCTGGATGTTCTGAGCAGTTCCCACCCGGCCGACATGATGGTGCTCTGTTGCGCCGCCCAGATGATGAAGACGCTCATCATGCTGATCTTCCTGGGCTACGTGATCGATCACGATCCGGGCCCGGTGTTGATCGTGCAGCCCACGGGCGACGATGCGGAGTCGTTCAGCAACGAACGCATCGGGCCGATGATCCAGGACGTTCCTGCGGTGGCTGCCAAGATGAGCGGCGCCGCGGCGGAAGCGAAATCGCGAACCACGGGAAACCGGATTTTGCAGAAACGGTTCCGCGGCGGCCAGGTCAGTTTGACGGGCGCGATTTCGAAGGGCGGATTGCGAAGACGGTCCGTCCGCTACCTGCTGTTGGACGAAGTAGACGTTTACGAGGGCGGCAAAAATGGGGACCCGTTGGCCCGTGCGTACATGCGCACGGCCACGTACTGGAACCGCAAGATTGTCCTGTGCTCCACGCCCACCTTGCAGGGCAGCAGCCGAATTGCGGCGGCGTACGAGAAAAGCGACCAGCGGAAATTCTTCGTGCCGTGTCCGTTTTGCGGGCACGAGCAAACGCTGATCTGGACGAACGTGCTCTGGGGCGAGCGCGCGAAAGCGGTATGCGGGGAATGGGTCGAGCCGGAAGACGCGCGGTACCAATGCGCGAACCCCGAATGCGCCAAGTTGATCCCGCACCATCGCAAGCTCGAAATGCTGCGCGCGGGAAAGTGGATCGCGCAGAATCCCGAGGGCGCGTATCCGGGGTTTCACATCTCGCGATTGTATGCGCCGGATTGGTCCTGGGGACGCGTGGCGACGGAGGTCTTTATCCCAGCGACGGGGAATCAGGAAGCGCTGAAGGCCTTCGTCAACGAAATTCTGGCGGAAACCTGGACCGAGCCGGGCGAACAGTTGGAGTGGGAGCGCCTGGTGGAGCGGAGGGAAGCCTACCCGGTGGGCACGGTTCCCGCGGGCGGCCTTTTTCTGACGGCCTCGGTGGACGTGCAGCGCGCGGACGGCGGAAGACTCGAATGCCGGGTCACGGCATACGGCGAAAACCGGGAGCGCTGGGCGGTCGATTACCGGGTCTTCCACGGCGATCCGACCGACCTGAAGACGTGGGAGCCCGTCGAGAAAATGCTCACGGAGACCTGGCCGGATGCCAACGGAGCGGAACTCCCCATCGAGCGCCTGTTCGTCGACTCGGGCGACGGCGCCGTAACGGCCTTCGTTTACGAGTGGGTCAAGCGCCAACCCAGGCCGAGAGTTTGGGCCATCAAGGGAGACCGGCGGTCGGATGCGCCGGTAGGGCCGCCGCGAGCGGTTGAAGTGACCACGGGCGGCCGGAAGCTGAAATTCGGCGTGCTGTTCAAGATCGTGGACAGCAACTACTTCAAAGGCCAGCTCGTGGCCGATCTGCGGAAGCGCCCACCCACGGAAGAAGAGCGCGCGGCGGGATTGAGTTATCCGCAGGGCTATTTCCACATGCCCATCGATCCGGCATTTGGAGACGAGCACTGCAAGCAACTCTGTGCGGAACGTCTGGTCACCGTGCGGAAGCACAACGGGTACGCGACCAGCGAATGGGAACAGACGCGGGCCAACGAAGCGCTGGACACCCAGATTTATTGCGATGCTGCGGCCTGGGATTTTGGGATTCATCGGTTTCAACCGCGGCACTGGGAAAAACTTCGCCAGCGGAACCGGGCGCTGGCCACACCATCGCCAGTATCTGCGATGACGCCGGCACAACCCGCCGCGCCGGCGCCGCTCGCCAATTCCGGCGATGGTGGATCCCAATTGCCAGCGCCACAGCAGCAGCGCCCCACGGCCGCGATTCTAGGGCCGAGACGATTGCAAATCAGGCTTCGGTAACAAAATGACCTCTTACACCACCGCACAACTCGACACGATCGTCGGCAAGCTGGAGGCCTCGCTCGGTACCGGATACGCCGAAGTGACCGGACCGGATGGAAGGCACATGACCTACCGGTCGGTGGCGGAGATCCTGAAGGGCATCGCCTACTTCCAGGCGCTCTATGACAGTGCGACCGACGCACCAACGCCCGCTCCGGTGAAGACCAGAACGTTTTTCCTGTTCGGCGGTAAGGGAATCGGCATCTAACCATGGCCAAGGTCCAACTCAGATCGGAACGTCTCGGCACCGCGGTCATGCACCGCGCGGAAATCGAGCGCGTGGGCTACTTGCGCGGCCTCCTGCACGCCTTCATGGGCCGCCCGATGGCCGCCCTACCCTCGAACGGACCCACCAGCGGGTATAACGCCGCCTCCGGGGGGCGCCGCACTCTCAACATTGGCACGTCCTACCGCGGTGTAAATTCTCTCGCCCTGGCCGACGGCGCGCTCTTGCTGGCGCGGACGCGCAAGTCCGTGATGGAGAATCCCCTCGCGGCGAACGGCATCACATCGTTCATCGCCGAAGTCATTGGAACGGGAATCCGCCCGCACTCCAAGCACTCCGATCCGACGATTCGCAAGACCCTGGAGAAAGAATTCTCCCTGTGGACGAAGCAGTCTTCGGCGGCTCGACGCATTGGAGGCGACGGGAAGCCCGATAGCCTGCACGATTTCTTCGGCCAACAGATGCTGGTCTGCCGCAACGTGGTGGAAGCCGGCGAGGCCTTCGCGCGCTTACGGCCGCGGCTGGCGTCGGACCTTTCGCCCTCGGGACTGCGCGTCCCCTTGCAAATCGATTTGATCGAGCCCGAGCAGCTCGCCTTCTGGCGTATGACGGGCGACATGCCCAAGGGCGCGATCGCTGCCGGCAACCTGGTGCGCGCGTCCATCGAATTCGATCAGATTCACCAGCGGGTGGCCTACCACTTTTACCGCGAGCACCCCGGCGATTCGACCATCTGGCCGAACGCTTACGAAGTGGTGAGGGTTCCGTCCCAGAACGTGCTGCACGTGATGGAGTTCATCCGGGGAAACCAGATTCGCGGCATTACCTCACTCGCGCCGATCCTGATCCAACTGGGAGACCTCGACGATTACGACGATGCGGAGCGGTTGCGCCAGAAGCTCGGCGCGTATTTGTTCGCGTGGAAAAAGACACTGACTCCCGACGATCCGCAACTCAACAACGTGGGAACCACCGTGGGCAACGACGTCGCCCCCGAGGGAACGTCCTACGTGGAATCGCAGCCCGGCACGGTTACGGTGCTGGACACGAATGCCGGCGAAGAGATGGGCTTCTATGCCCACCCCGGCGTGGAGAACACCTATGAAGTCTTCATGCGGGTGCAACGGCAGACCATCGCTACCATTCTGAAAGTGACTTATGAAATGTTGACCGGCGACATGAACCAGGTCAACTACTCTTCCGCCCGTGTGCG